GTCTTTTCTAATGTAGAGATGAATGGGGCTAGCTTAGTCCCATAAAACGTCTTTAAACGGCTCTCAGGCATCCTGGCAGGCCATATACGACATTGGTAGCCTCTAGTTTGGAGATTAGTGTAAAGACTCTCTTCAACTTGAGGTGTCCCTAAGTAGACTATTCGTCCCACTTTCGGCATTACTACAGCATCGAACTCTTTGACTACTTCTCCTAACTTATCTCTCATTACCTGAGTCAAAGCATTACTTAGAACTTCAACATCATCAGCAACAATAATACTATCTGACCTGTAATACCAACAGACTTAACACTAGGAGCATGGGAAGCCCTACTAGGAGCAACATCAAAAGCAACATTAGAACTTCTCTGATCCTCTCTTGCCCTGAGATGTTGGAGGATAGGCATCTCATGAATGATCCTTTTAGTGAACGTAGAAAAGTCATCTGACCTCTGTTTAGATGCGGATACTACTAAGAACTTGAGTTGTGGATCACATAGTAACTTCCATACAACAAAAGCAGAAGTAATCCAAGATTTACCGACTCCTCTAAAGGCTTGGATAATAAGTCTCTTAGGCCCATTTTGGAGATAGTCAGCGATGTCATATTGTATAGGAGTAGGATCAGGTAAAGCGAGATGCTTCCAAGCAAGATAGAGAAAATTGCGGAAATCATCTTTAATTAACTGAAGCTGACTCTTGTTTTGTTGGTGTTTCGTCAAAAGGAAGTTCCTCGACTAGTGATTTTATATCCTCGTTATTAGTACCAAGGCACTCAATATTGTTGTCTCTGAGGAACTGCCTTGCCACATTGAGGTGTGCAGGGGTAGCCTCACCAGACTTAATGTTTTCAGCAAGAGTTCTCGCAAGTAATCCATGAAGTTCTCCTAAGTCGTTAACTGTACCGTGACTCATTTTAGTTACCTCGTTGTTGAAAAGCGTTTACTTTTAGATGTTCGCCTACCTGAAGCTATACTACGTTTTTGAGTAGAACTGCTCCCTCTTCTAATACTTAAATTACTAGAACTTCCACTAGAAGATAAACTTCTTAATACTGGAGGTGTAGATTCTTTAGATTTCATATTAGCCATAGCAGCAATAATTTCAGGATGGTTATAATTTGGAGTCATATTATGAAAACCCCTAGTTGGTTGTCCTGTGGCTTTCGCTATAGCATCACTACGTATTAGTCTACCAACTCCACACATTATTTATTCCTCATCAGTTAATCTCTCTACTTTATCTTCTAGTTTATCAAGTATATCTTTTTCTTCTTCACATACTTCTTTGTAAATATCATTATTCCTGCTTACTGTAGCTAAATCTTTAGAGACAACTTCAGGAGGACTGTTTTCCATAAACCACTTCTTAGTTTCCTCATTCAGTTTAACTTCATCATACCATAAGCACTCTTTAGAATAGTAATCATCGTGGTCATAAAAGCCTATCGCAAAGTTGGCTGCTGGAGCTACGACTTCTATCCAAGGAAAACTACATCCCAGCGAGAACGTCAGGCATACCAACACGATCCCTAACTTTAGCTTTAGCTTCGTCAATTTCTTTCTCCACTTCTACTCTAGCAGCCATCCCTTTAGGATGATTGATATTATTAAAGATATTCCCCGCTAACCAGTTAAACATAGGCCACATAGTTCCCAATATTGGAACTTTCTGTACCCACCTGTCAGGTAAGGCTCCTGTTACAACCGTAAACATAAGAACGATTTCTCCTGCTATTTGAAACCACGCTTGACTCATAAACATTTCCATCTCTAAAAGTTCCTCTCTTTTATTGTTTTATTATTGACAAACATAAATTCCAAATAAAATACCAATTACAGCCATAAACATCATAGATTTCCAACAACATCTATTTAGCATATCCATTATAAATCTCCTTTTACAGTAATAGGATAGTTTCCATTTTCATAAACATTCCCATATCCATCAGTTAATCTTCTTATATCAGTTACTAGAGAACAAGGAATCATAGCAGTTCCCTTATAGGTTTCTTTATCATTCTCCTTATTATAAGCTAATACTACATAGTCATCTTTAATCTTTAAGAAGAAACCTATAGTATCATATAGTACTTCTTTAATCTCTAGTTTATCATAGGTTACTTCATCTCCATGATCAACAGCATCTTTCCATGTAATAATTACAGGCGTATCTTTTTCATATTTTTTTATGAGTAGGATAAGTTGAGTCTGTTTCATAAGTTAAACCCATACATCAACAATACTTCCTTTTCCAATTTCAGGTATATAAGGTGCGTGTGTAGATTCAGGAGTAGGAGTTTGAGTTGTACCTACTTGAGATACTATAGTTCCTTCGTTCATTCCACCTTCTGCAGCATTATTAAATCCTACGAATCTATTCTCTAAAGAATAATAAGGGTGTTCTACTCCACTATCTATTCTACTTATTGGATTCATTTATTTGTAAGGCCAATCCAAGCAGCAGCAGCTCCTAAAGCTGTAGCTATGGCTGTACCTACTCCTCTAACAGTTTTAATTTGGGTTTCTATTTGATCAACCCTAGAATGGACTCTACGAATAGTACCCTCATTATCCTCGATCTCTTTATTATAATGATCTAGTAGCTCATTTATTCGTTGATGTCTTACAGCTTCTAAATCTTCATGAGCTTTAAATTTATCATTTATATGCTCTTTAAGAGTTTGTATTTCTTCCATTCTTATCCTTTCTAAATACTTTTATTACGGTTTAGGAAATTTTTTCTTTACTGCCTTACAATCAGAAATATATTTATCCATTTGTGCCTGATCGTTTTTTACCAAACCATCTAAATAATCGGCCATTGAAGGATAACTTCTTTGACGAAGAAATATATATTTATATTTTGACGCTTCGACAGCATCACTCTTATGTTGTTCAAGTATTAAAAGGTCATTATCATTTAAATCTACTAATTCGCCATTGATATATTGTTTCATAGCAACTCCTAAATTGCGTAACCATATAATGTAATTTTTCCTGCGTCTAAATTATTGCCATTTACATTATAGACTTTAATATAATTAACTGCCGTTGTTGATTCGCAAACACTCCAAGCTTCATACTTAAAATGATAATTAGAAGAACCGTGGTTTTGAGTGATTGAATGTGCCCATAAAAATTTGAAATCTGTGGTTGAGGTAGTATCTAAAATATGTACCGTTGCTGAACAACCACCTTCTCCTGGAGTCTCTTCTACATCACCACCAATAAGCAAATATGCCACCGAACCCCATCCATCAGAAGGAGAAGAAACCATCTCTCCCCATTGTCGCATTCCCTTATGCGTTGGAAATCCAGTACCATTGTCAACAGAACACAATACTCCTATCTCATCACCAGCGACAGATGGACTCAACCCCTCTACAACAAGCATATAATGTGAATATGATGAAGTCACATAAGTTGAATTAAATGCTACTGCAGCAACAGCGGATGATATTGTAGTGGTTAAGATTTTTGTTAGACCACCAGCAGCATCTTCAAATGCAGGAGGTGCACCAGCACCAGCAGAAGTTAAAACCTGTCCGTCATTACCAGTTGCTATTGCTACAGGATCACCTGAAGCATCAAAACTGATAATATTACCATCTGTACCTCCTGCCATTTTTGCTAAAGTTACTGCATTATCAGCTATATGAGCCTCATCTATACTTCCATTTGCATAATGTTCACTATCTATAGCATCATCAGCTATATGGGCATTATCTATAGATCCATCCGCATAATGCTCTGAGTCTATTGCATCATCTGCTATGTGAGCATTATCTATACTACCATCAGCGTAATGTTCAGAATCTATAGCGTCATCTGCTATATTAGCACTATCAACTGCATCTGCCCCAACTGGAGCTGCTTTAACAACACCAGAACCTCTACCTAAATTTTTACCAACTATTCCACTCATAGTTTATATTCCTTCAATTATAATGTTTGATCTAAATAACTGACACAAACATCAATATCTGATGAACTACCAGTAATGATAGATAGATGATCGGCTGCTTCCATTACAAATTTACTTGTATGTTCAAAAGTTTCTTTA